CTTAGTATCGTACCCACCTCTTATCCCTCCAGCATCTGGTACAAACAGCTGACCGTTAAGCATCTTCACTACAGCGTACCCTGTTTCATCCTTACCACGACCAGACGGGTCAATAGATAGGACAGAACCGCTGTACGGTATCATATCCCCAACAGTGTTAGCAGGTCTTCTGTATCTGTCACCAGCCAGTCCTACATTAGGTAACTCTCTATCACAGTTATCAGGGTCACTACTCCACACGATCTTTTCAGGGGCAACATCCACATCAACATCCATCACTACTAGATCGTTAATCTTTAGTGGGTATCTATCAGCATCCGATAGCTTAGGATTAAGCATGAACTGTAGAGCGTACCCAGTGCGACCGTACGACATCTTTCTTTCTTCCAGATCGAGATCAGTGAACCGTAAGGGTTCTGTAGAAGTACCGACAGTCTCAGGAGATATGTTATCCGCTATAAGGGGTGCTAAATCGCCTCCGTAGTTGTTTATGGCTTCGGTATCATCTGGATACTCTGAAGACCATATACGGCTCTTGTAGCCCCTCTCCCGCAGTTTGTTGTATATACTGTCCTCACATTGAGGAGTACCAAGAAAGATGATACGGGAGGATTCCAAGGGTTTAATGATAGCGTCGAACTCTTTTACTTGTTCATCCAGCTTATCTCTCATTCCTTGAGTAGCACTGTTATTAGCTACCTCCACATCGTCAGCTACAATTATATCCGCACGGGAACCTGTTAGCTGGGACGATATACCTAGTGACTTAACAGAGGGAGCGTGAGAGGCGGGAGCAGGTCCTACATCAAATGCTATCTTACTGAATCGTTGGTTCTCTGACGGCTTTAATCCTTGTAAAATGGGAATCTCCTGAATGATTCGCAAGGTAAATGTAGAGAAGTCATCCGATCTATTCTTACTAGCTGATACAACAAGTATGTTCTTAGATGGGTCCAGTAGTAGCTGATGTACTACAAAAGCACTTGTTATCCACGACTTACCGACACCACGGAACGCCATGATAACAGACCGCTTTGGACCGTGTTGCAGGTACTCAGCGATGTCGTATTGTAGCGTTGTTGGGTCAGGCAGGTTTAGGTGTTTCCAAACCAGGAATAGAAAGTTTCTAAAGTCCCGTAGCTTGGGCGGTATCTCTTGGTGTTTCTTCTTCTTCAAATGGTAAAGTGTTCAAGTCATTAGCTAACGCATCTAATGGTGTACCGACTCCTGAGTCCATAACAACATTGTTATCCTTGAGGAACTGTCTAGCTCCGTTGAGTAGTGCAGCGTTGTACTCTCCTTCAGCTTCCATCAGGTCGATACTGTTACGATATGCACCTGCTATCTTGTCGTGCAGTTTACTTCCTTCTTTGTGACTTAACATGACTTATAATAATGCTGGGATTAACTTTGTGTTTTTATCTACACCTGCAAGCTTTGTGTTGTTATTCATAGCTGTGTCAACTTGCGGTGCAATGTACTGAACAAGCTCTCCAGCATCAAGTGTCATAGGTAGGTCGCCTGTTTCAGCGTGTAAGATAGAAGTATTGTTATCTCTGTATATTCTAGCACCTGTAATAACTAAAGCGGTAGAACCTGTGTTCTGTAGCTTGATGTCAACAACAGCGGTATTTACCCGGTAGTTCATCGCATCGATAGCAGTCATAGCACCAAACCAATTCTCAATACCTGTAGATGTAGTGGATTGGTATACATAGAACGCATATAACTCTCTAGCATCTGCAAACCCATCACCATCAGATATATCGATCTGTACATTCGGATAGTCAGCAGTCAAGGTGCTTATGTTAGAACCATCAATACCGTTACCGTTGTATACTGTGTCAGCTTGTTGATCCGCTCTAAACGATATACCAGCAGTTGTCGCTACACCAAACGCTTCGTATGCAAGGAACGCTTCAGTACCAGCTTGGCAAGTTAGGCGTAGTCTTATATTGTCGTCAGCAGCGATCTGAGAAGTTGTGTATGTACCGTTATCACTCGTACCTGATACTACCTGGTTAACAACCTCAGCGTCTTTAGTTACATTGTAAAGCTGTAGTGTACTACCCGCTTCGATGTTTGTTACCGACCAAGGCAGAATGATATTAGTACCGTTAGCGTCAGTATATTGACCGAGCACACTAGCTCCGTTGGATAAAGTTATAGTACCTGTTGTTGTTAAGTCTCCTGTAAATGTAGACGCTTTGATCGTGATGGTTGTACCGTCAAACGCAAACGCACTTGTAGCAGTTGCATCAACAACCAAGTTATAAGAACCAAGGTCAATTTCATCTCCAGCTCGTGCTACGATTGTAGCTCCTTCTCCAGCGTAGTTATCAGTAAGATATGATTTAGCTCTGTCGTAGAACTTAGCGGATGTTTCTATTTCTGTGTAAGCATCTACAACAGTCTTGTCTGATTCAGTAATAGTAAGATCGTCAAACAACACCCAAGTAACAGCGAGTTCTCCTAAACCTTTGAGTTGTTGAGATGATGAGGATAATGAATGTCCGTATGAGCAGAACTTAAATGTGAAATCATCTGCGTTTGTGTTTGAGTCTGATCGACGGTCTACACGATAGAAGTTACCGAAGTTAGCAGTGTCCCAATCTGAGTAAGCGGGTCCTCTATTATCAGAGCTGCTAACAGCCCAGTGACCATTTGGACGAATGTGCATGCCATAAATTGTAGCTGCATTTGAATCATTCGTATTATACTCGTGTATCTGAACCCCTGTTAGTACCTCAAATTTTGCTATATCACCGCTTGCATCTGAAGTTTTACTATAGACCTCAGAGGTGCTGTAATCGTAAACCATGTCACCATTAGCATTTACAACGCCTCTCGTTATGGTTGAATCACCTGAAGAGGCGTATCCGTTGGTAGTGTCGGGAGATTTACTTTTAAGAAATACTGCGTTTTTGGCGTATGTAGATGGATTGTCTTCTAAATATAATTTAACATCCTCAAGAGCCGTTCCACTTGCGTCTTTAATATTAAAGGATACTTCCTTCTTGGTAACGACTACACCACGCTGACCTGTATTGCCTCTAGTATTACGCCACATCTTAACGACATCTGTACCTGTAGCGGAGTTTATGACTTCGTATTCACGATGCGACCGCCCGTTCATTCCGTCTGAGCCAATGTCATAGTCGTTAATATTCTGCGACACATCAAACTCTCGAAGTGTGTGTTCCGTAATATTACCTGTGTTGATAACCTCGCCTATAGACGAGTTTGCAAACTTAAATGTAGCGTTGAAAGCTGGAAGCAAAACAGCAACACCATCAAATGTACCATCAAACGACCCGTTGCTATTACCGAATGGATTACGCCACTCGAGTGCTGATGTAGTACCCCGCCAAGTAGTGCCTATAACATCGAGATTCATTGACCCCGAACAAGGTCTTCCTGTAAGTATTACACCACCTCTACCAACGAAATTAGAACCTCCACCGCCACCGCTCATACAAGCGTCACCTGGATGCCAATTTGAAATTCTAGCCCCTGCAAATATTAAACCTGTGCTTTTAGAATTAGTTGATGTACCTCTAGTTGAATTGGTTCGAGTAGTCCCGTAATAATAAAAAGCTGGATTCGCATTCGTCCCGCTAATACCCAATGCACTTGACGATGTATTATTAGCAAGACCTGTATTGGTGTGATGTAGAATCAATATCTCTGTATCGGGATTGTGATACAAAGTACCGTTTATTACTACTCGTGTGTCAGCGGCTATCTCATAAACATCAAGATGATTTTCGTTTATGTAGTGCGTTACGCCTGTCAGACCCACTAAACCACTCAGATCATTCTCTGTAGTTCCAGCGTCTACTGATAATACATTTCTGTTTCCCGATGAATGGGTAGAGGCTGTGTAAGTCCAACTCATTATGCGTAATCCTTTGTGACTGACTCTAGGTTGCCGTTTGAATCGTAAGTGATTGTTTTTGTTAGGGTAGTAGTATTATTCTCGTCTGACTCAACGACTTGGGTAAGTAAACCACCTGTATATGTAAATGATTTACCACTAACTAATACGGCTTTAGTGTTGTCCGTCCAGGTCGTCATTGCAGTCAGCACCCCATTAGTGAAGGTAGATTCCGTATAATCATCTGTAGGGTCAGTACCGCTACCACCCCCTCCACCTCCGGCATCAATCTGGGTTTGGAGATACTTGACCTCCGCCCCCAGTTTGTTACCGATCTGGGCAAGAATATCAGACATTAAGCCTTAGCAGTATTAAACGCAGTCTCGAAAGTAGAGTAATCTCCAAGAGCAACACTATTTACAGTAATACCGTTTCCGTTAGGTGCAGCGATAGAACCTGTAACATCACCAGTAACATTACCAGTCAAGTTAGCTTCAACGGTGCTGGCTACTAAAGGAGCTGCACTAGTACCGATTAAAACCTTCCACTTGTCGGAAGTTTCATCAAACACAAACTTAGCTTTATCTACACCGCTTCCACGATTAACATCAAGACCACCAGTGTCAGCAGTAGCAGAACCATCAGACTGAAGATTAACTTCGATGATGTTGTCTTCTACATTAAGAGTAGCAGTGTTGATTGTGGTAGTAGTACCAGTAACAGTAAGATCACCGATAGATGCAGTGGTAGCTACCAAGGAGGAGAAGGAGTCAGTACCGTCTACTAGGTTAGAGATGTTAGTAGAGTTGGTGGTAATGTCCGTTTGAGCTTGTGACATCTCCGATTGAAGCGTGTCAACATTCCCTTCTTCAGTGGTGACTCGTGCAGTTAATGCAGTCAAGTCAGACTGTAAGGTATCGACATTACCCTCTTCAGTTGTAACACGACCAGTAAGTGCGGTGAGGTCAGATTGCAGTGTATCTACATTACCTTCCTCAGTAGTAACTCTAGCGGTTAAGCTCGTTAAGTCGGTCTGTACAGCACCAAGGCTAACCTTAGTTGCGTAATCACTCGACAGTTCTGTTGAAAGGGCTTTGAACTCAGCTCCGAGTTTCTCCCCTACTTTTCCGAATATATCAGTAGCTGGCATATATAATTAATGTTGTTGGTTAAGATTTATGTAGTTGAAAATTTACTTCAAAGGTTGCTTCATCACCGTACTCTTCTCGAATCGTATCTAGTGTGTAGTCATCGGTATATGCTAAGTCATTCCACGAAGTAAAGCCATCTCCAATTTTCATACGACTAGCAGAACCGTTCTCAGCGACTTCGATTCCTACTTCACCTTGTCGTAAGGCAGGGTTAGCAGATTGCCACTCAGTAGCAGTACTTCTACGCAGTAGTATCCTTCTTACGGTCACGCTGATCCTCCGTCTAAATCAAAAGCTTCTACATAGAATTGTTCTGATGTTGCAGTACCCCCGTCGATAATAGCGTCAATAAACTCACTAGCTTCGATTAAGTCTTCTATAAACTCGTTGTTACTTACTGATTCCCACTTATTACCTTGTGAATCGTATGTTAATATACCACCTTCAGATTTGTGATCTAGCTTGAGTTCTTTAAAGTCTTCAAGTTCTTTAGGTGCAGCAGCAGATAGCGTCCGGCTTTGAAAGGTAAGCGGATGTATGCGGGGTGGTTTAGGTCGTCTTAGCATTTCCAACGACGCAACGCTAAAGCTTTTCTTGTTGGTCTACCTTTACTGTCTTTCATCGGTCCCTTGACTCCAGACATTCTTGCACAGAAGGAACGCTTTCTAGGACCGCCACCAGGCTGAGGAGCTTTCAGTTTAGAACCAGTAGCACGATTGTACTTAGCTCTACCTTTAGCAGTCAACCCACCCTTACGGGACTTCTCACCTCTACCGAGGGATAGTGATACGGACTTAGCCATTGTTACTTCTTCGGGAACCCACGCTTCATATTAGCGTAAGCCTTTGACGATATAGTAGACTTCTTCTTACTACGGCTGATACCTAGTTTCTTTCTTCTGTTAATATTTCTATATAGACTCATCTCTGTACTAATACCTCCATCATACGATCTAACTTGTTGTGAACTTCTTTAAGTGCTACCTCTACCTTAGCTATCCGGTCTTCAACCGCTCTATCTCTTTCCCGTTGAGCAGCTAACTCTACCTCTATCTGAGTCATCCGTTTATCACCAAGGTCTAAGCGTTCGATCATTCGTTTAATAATCCACCCGATAACTCCAAGAGCAATAGCTAGAGCGGTGTTCAAAAGACCAGATAGAGATTCAATCATTTAAAATACAATTCCTTTTACTACGATCTTCCATTTGGCAGGGGTCGCTTGAGTTATAGCACCTGTAGTATCTCTCCTTACTAAATGAAATATAGAAGCACCAGCTGTAATGAATCCTCTTAATCCTATCTGTGTTGAAGTAGCCCAAAGATTGTATGCACTAGCTGCTGTATACTCACTAGTGTACCTTACCTCATCTCCTACGGAATAACCGTACTCTGTTGTTTTACACCTAAGTATTAATTGAATTAAATCAGGAGCTTGACCTAAACCGTGTGTCCAAGTTTCAGTTGTATTGGTGGCAGGGATAGATGTTTCTGAACTAGTAAAAACAGTAGTACCGACTTGAGCATCTACATACGCCTTAATGCTTTGTTGCGTAGCAAGTGCAGTAGCAGAGTTAGATACCATAGTATCTTCATCTAGTATTGATACTTCTTGAGGATCACCGCTACCAGCTGCTGTCCTACCGATTACTGTAGCAGTGCTGATATTCTGCATCTTAGTAAAGGTAACAGCATCGTTAATCAGTTCATTAGTGCCGATAGAATCGTTTTGCATAGCAGCTTGACCCACAGCATTAACTTGAATCTGTGTGGCGGTAACAGCACCACTAGCGATCTTAGCTGTAGTAACAGCACCAGTAGCAATCGTCAGAGCAGTATCACCAGTAACATCTCCGGTGTGTGTAGCGTTAGATACCTTCGCTGTATTTGCTGCAACTGCCGAATTATTAGCCACTTCTGTATCAAAGTCTGAAATAGTAGATGCAGTCTGTGTGCCTGTGTGGTTAGCTCTAGCTAATAAAGTAGCGTCACTAGAGTTAGCTGTAGCACCTGTAGCAATACCGTTAAGCTTCGTCTTGTCAGCACCTGTCATCACACGAGCTAAACTAGTAGTAGCACCTGCAACCGTAGTATTTGTACCGCTAGACGATTCAATTTCTACAGATGAAGCACCGGGTGTATTACTAAGATTCGTAGCACCTGCACCACCGGAACCACTAGAAGCTGCTGTAATCCGTCCGTTCTCATCCACTGTAATATCAGTGTTAGTATAAGAACCAGGAGTAACAGTAGTGTGATCTAACTTAGCAGCAGTGACAGCGTCATCCGCAATATTAGCTGTGTCAATTGGTCCCCCTGGAGTACCTGAAGATACTGCAACAGCAATCTGTTGATCTACATAGCGTTTCCTAGTAGCGTGATTATCACTGCTTGGATCAGCTCCTGGTAGTGTCAGAGCACCCGTCATTGTGTCCCCACTCTTAGATACCTTTGAATTGGTCAGAGTCTGGTCACCGGATGCACGATTAGATGCTTCAGCTGCAACAACACCATCTACATAAGTCTTATTGGTCAGATCATTAGCAGTGGTAGGAGCAGTAGCTTGTACGACTTTAGCTGGGCTAGTCATCGTTAAATCACCAGACATACTGTCACCCGCTTTAGTTACTTGCTGAGAGTCTCCTGTTATACGAGCAGCAGCTTCAGTAGCTACCTCTCCGTCTACATAGGACTTGTTAGTAAGAGAGTTATTA